GGGCAACGCGGGGTGCGCGTGGACTGGCTTGCGACTTGGCGAAATTGGGTCCGCAATGAGCGGGCGCCGGTTGCACGCGGGGCTGTTGCCCCGGTCTCGAAACAGGCCGCGCTCGAGGCGCGGAACGCCGAACATGCGCGCGAGTTTGCGCGCCGCATCATGGAGCAAGCACAAAATGCCGCTGCGACCGACGGACAGTGACACCTTTGCCGCCATGCTGTCGGCAGTTGCGGCAGTCTACGGGCGGGAGATCACGCCAGAGGTCACGGCGATCTACTGGGCTGCCTTGGCGCCCTACGACCTGGCCGCGGTGCGTCAAGCGTTCGACCGGCACGTCCGCAACCCCGACGCCGGGCAGTTTTTGCCCAAGCCGGCGGATCTCATCCGCATGCTGGGCGGGACAACGGCGGACAGCGCCATGCAAGCCTGGGTTAAGGTCGAGCGCGCCATCCGCCGCGTTGGCGGCCATGAATCGGTGGTGTTCGATGACGCGCTTATCCACCGCTGCATTGACGATATGGGCGGCTGGGTCAAGTTGTGCGACACGCTGGAGGCGGACTTGCCTTTTCGTGCCCGAGACTTTCAGGCCCTCTACCGTGGCTTTGCGATGCGACGGGAGCGGCCGGAGTACCCGCCGCGCCTTGTCGGGCGCTTTGAGGCCGGCAATCGGGTTGTGGGGCAGGCTGTAGCGCCTCCCGTTTTAATCGGTGACCCGGAGGCATGCCAGCGGGTTCTTGCGATTGGCCGCGAGGGATCGGGGCTTCGCATTACGCACGTGAGCGACTCGATGCGCGATTTGGCGTGCCACTAGACCTAAACGAGGGGTTAGGCATAAACCGTAGAGGACGCGATGAAAGTACGAGAACTGATTGAGTGGCTTGCGGCTTTTGAAGACCAAGACGCTGAAGTTGAAGTTGTGAAGCACAGCAGCGGAACCGGCTATTACGACCAGGGCGGCAACGCGCTGCAGGTGCGATTTGACCCTGAGAATTACACGACTTACAAAGACCTGCGCGGCAACCCGCATATCAAGCCAGATTCACCCTACTACAACGCCCGCACGCTGTTGCTGGGAGAAATTGATGGGTAACTAGCGTTAGGCCCCAAAGCGAAGGAACTAAGTATGGCAACATATTTTGCAATGGTGGACGCGGTGAACGAAGCGACAACCGACGATGAGCGCCAATATGCCGAGGCACGACTTTCCGGCTGGATAGAGTGCGCAAACGAACATGGTGTGGCGTGGAGCGGCACAGACGCTGACAGGTACACGATGCACAAGCATGGCGACAAGCCGATGTGCTGCGGGGTTTTGCTGCGCGAACTTGGGGCCTAACTAGAACTTGATGCGCGATTTGGTGTGCCACGAGACCTAAACGTAGAGCTAGGGCCGCGACATGGGAACAAAAGATCTGACGCACAAAGCTATTGCGCGCGCACTCGCCAACGGTGAGCCGGTGACGACGACGCTGCCGCCGATGTACCCGGACGAACTGAGATTCGTGGACGACGACATCCGCGAAGCGTTTAAAGGCTGCGCATACCCGCAGGGCCTGCCGACGCAGACGCAGGCGGCGCGAAACATGCGTGAACTTCGAGAAAGCGTGGACAGCATGCGTCGCCTCTTGGCCGAGGCGCTGAGCGAGCTAAAGCGTAGGGCCTAACTAGAGTTAGGCAGCAGTTAAGCGTAGGAGTAAACGATGAGCGGAGAAGGTGAGGTTTTTTGGCATGGTCGAGCACTGCGCGCGGAGGCTCGAGCACTGCGCGCCGAGGACAAGCTAGCCCAGCTTGGCCGTATGCTGGACGGGCACCGGGAAAAAAATTACCCGATGCCGACATACTCCGAACTTATGCGGCTGCTCGAGGCGTGATCGAATGTCCAGCTTGTGCGTTGCAACGTGGCGAATACCGGCTGACCTGCATACCGTGCTGCCTGCGGCTGCTCAAAAGTGCCCCACGGCATCACCAGAAGGCCATGGCAGCCGCGATAGAGATGGAGTGCGGCCGGGAGCACTTGGAGGATGTCCGGAGGGCGTATGCGGCTACCTTGAAGGCGAGGAGCGACGGATCGCCTACCGGATGACGGATTGGCGGTTTAGCTGGGAGATGAAGATCGCCTTCGTCGACACGCGCTATCTCGATCGCCTACCGATGACGAATTGGCGGTTTAGCTGGGAGGGTGGGGAGTGAGGGTCGAGCAAATAGGCGATGCGACGCTGTACTTGGGCGATTGCCTGGAGATATTGCCGACGCTGCCGAAGGTGGACGCGGTGATTACTGATCCGCCGTATGCGGTTAGCGTTGCAGGAAGCGTGCGGCGCGGTATGCCAGGAAAAGGTGTGCGAAGGCTTGATTTTTTTCCCGGCGACGACGATTGGACGGGAATGAATGCTCGCGTTGCGGTGGCTATGGACCTGTGCATCAAAAAACGCCCGCTTTCGTTTGCGGCATGGTGCGGGCACCGTCAAATCGGTCTGATTGTTGATTCCCTTGAGGCAGCCGGATATTCGACTCGTCTTATTTTCTGGCGCAAGAAGTTCCCGCCGCCCGCAGGGCCTGGGGCTGGATTTTCAAGCGCCGTCGAATGCTCCGTTTATGGCTATCTTCCGGGCCGCCCGTGGAACGGCGGCCAATACGAGGCGAACATCTTTGATTGCGACAGCTACAGGCACGGGCAACCTGGCAAGGAAGATCACCCGACACAAAAGCCGATGGCGTTGATGGGGTGGCAGATCAAGACCATCACGGCGCCAGACTCGGCGGTGCTTGATTGCTTCATGGGCAGCGGCACCACCGGTGTCGCGTGCGCGCAGTTAGGCCGCAAGTTCATCGGGATCGAGATCGAACCCAAGTATTTCGACATTGCCTGCCGCCGCATCGAACAGGCCTATGCGCAGGGCAAGTTGTTTCAAGAGCCCGCCCCGAAATCCGAACAGGTGCCAATGTGGGTCTAATCAAGATCACCACTGCTGACGCCGCACTGTCTAAGTGCGTCCGGGAACGAAGTGCCTGGACCTGCGACCGATGCGGAGCAAAGCACTTAGAGAACAGCGCCGGCCTACACGCTGCCCATTGGCACAGCCGGGGAAACTGGTTTACGCGGTTCGACTCGGCCAACCTGCTGGCCTTGTGTTACGGTTGCCACAGTTTCACGGCGCGGGAGCGGGACGAGCACCGAAAAACAATGCTCAGGTACATCACCGAGATCGAGTTGGACCGACTGGCATACGACCGCAACCGACCAGCTTACGGGATCAAGAAGCGGGTGGCAGAGATCGCAAAGCACTACCGGGGCGAGCTGGCTAAGATGCAGCGGCAGCGAGCCGATGGCGTGACTGGCCGTCTGGAGTTCGAGGGGTGGAGACCGTAATGAGGCAGGACGTGGACTACGTGCATGTAGACCCTGCCCTGGACTACCGTTTAAGGGAGTGGGGACGGTGGGCACGGCAGCGGCACTGGATGTCCGCATGCAGGTCAATCGAGGGGCGGTATAGGCCTGAGGCCGGGGAAGTCTGGGAGCGCGACCCAAAGCCTTTGCCGGTCGATGCGCTCGACGCTTGGCGGGTAGAGTGTGCTTGGAGAACGGGGCTGCCGTACCTCGAGCGGATGATCCTTCGGGGCTACTTTGTCATTGGTCCGCGCGGCTCGCTGGGTTCGCAAGGTTGGAAATCTCACGTCAACGCAATCTGCCGCAAGCACGGCATAAGGCGGGCTGACTGGAGCCGGATGGTTAGCGCGGCTGCGAATAGGCTGGGGAATCAGTTGACATCGGCCGGAATCGGGGTTACTGTCGAGCTTAGTAATTCCCCCGCACGGGACGTTGTGCGTGACGCTGACCGCCGCTTGGCGGTTTCGGCGTCCGCGTGAAATCCCTAAAGCCACGTGTTGCGCCGCTCGACTTGCGTCGGGTGCGGCCGCTGACGGTGCGCGATCAACGCAATCTCAGTAGCGCTGCCTGGCAGCGGACCCGCTTGCGGATACTGCGCGAGGCCAATGGCGTTTGCCAGTGCGCGCAGTGCAAGGCGACCGGCCAACTCAGGCCGGCCCATGAAGTCGATCACATAGTCCCCGTGTGGGCAGGCGGCGGAGAAGGCGACGCGAACCTACAGGCGATTAACCGCGAGTGCCACAAGGCCAAGACCTCAGCAGAGGCAGCGCGTAGGCAGGGGAGGGGTGGGTCAAATCTCTAAAGTGCCCGTCTGTATAGACCGCGTATCCCCCCACGCGCGGATTAAATCCCGGCTCAGCTTTTTCAAAAAGGGCGCAAATGGCAGGAGTTAAAGGTAGAAGCGGAGGCGCGCGCCCAAATGCGGGACGCAAGCCCAAGCCTCCCGCGTTCGCGGAAGGGAAAGACGCGGTGGAGTTTTTGGGCCAAGTTATGCAAGGTCTCATCGACCCGTCGCCCGCCCAGTTGGAAGCTGCCAAGGCGCTGGTTAGGCTCGTTGCAGACGACGGCAAGAAGGCGCAACGCCGGCAGGCGGCCGAAAAGGTCAGTGCTGGCAAGTTCAGCGCTGCCGAGCCGCCGCGATTGGTTGTCAACAACGGGTGAATTGGTCTACGTCGTGCCCGGGCTGGCCTGAGCGACTGGTCCGGAAAGAGTCAATAATCCCGCCCCCGCTTTTCCCTGGCGAGGCTGCTGCCGCGCTGGCGGTTTTTGACGAGCTGCGCATTGTTGACGCCCCCGGGTCGCCGACGATGCGGGAAGCGTGTCGGCCGTGGCTGCGCGACTTTGCCGGCTCGATCTTCGGGGCTTACGACGGCGACACCGGGCGCAGGCTGATTACCGAGTTCTTCTTGCTTATCTCGAAGAAGAACGCAAAGAGCACCGGAGCGGCGGCAATCATGCTGACCGCGCTAATTCGCAACTGGCGCAAGTCTGGCGAGTTCGGGATTTTGGCCCCGACCATCGAGATTGCGAATAACAGCTTCTGGCCTGCGCGAGATATGGTCCGCGCAGACGACGAGTTGCGCGAGTTGATCCATGTGCAAGAGCACACCCGCACGCTCACGCATCGCGTGACCGGCGCCACGCTCAAGGTCGTTGCGGCAGATAACGAGGCTGTGGGCGGCAAGAAGTGGATAGGCACCTTGATTGACGAGGTGTGGCTATTCGGCAAGCGCCCGAATGCCGAGAACATGCTCCGCGAAGCTATCGGCGGGCTGGCAAGCCGGCCCGAGGGCTTTGTAATCTACCTGTCTACGCAGTCGGATGATCCGCCGGCGGGCGTTTTTCGGCAGAAGCTGCACTACGCACGAGGGGTGCGCGAGGGTCGCATCGACGACAAGCATTTTCTGCCCGTGCTCTATGAGTTCCCGCCCGCTTTGCTTGACGACAAGGCGGAGCGAGACCCGAATAACTTTTACGTAACGAACCCCAACCTTGGGGCGTCTGTAGACCTGCATTTTCTGACGCGCGAGCTTGCGAAGGCCGAAGAGTCCGGCGAGGAATCGCTACGAGGTTTTCTCGCAAAGCACTTGAACGTAGAGATTGGCCTGGCCCTCCAGTCTGACCGCTGGGCCGGTGCCGACTACTGGCAGCGGCAGGGCCGTCCTGGGCTGACGCTCTCGCACGTGCTCGAGCGCAGCGAGGTGCTGACGGTCGGGATTGACGGCGGCGGATTGGATGACTTGCTCGGCCTGGCCGTCCTTGGGCGCGACGCACAAACGCGCGAATGGCTCCTATGGACGCACGCATGGGCGCATCCGTCTGTCATGGAGAGGCGGAAGTCGGAAGCCGCGCGCCTCAGAGACTTTGCTAAAGACCTAGACCTCTCGATTGTCGAGACCATCGGCGATGACGTGCTCGCCGTCGCGGAGATTGTCGCCATCGTCAACGACTCCGGGAAGATGGACAAGATCGGCGTTGACCCTGCTGGCATTGGCGCAATCGTTGACGCGATTGTCGAGGCGGGCGTCGAGCAGGATCGGATAGTGGGTATTTCCCAAGGCTGGAAGATGGTCGGGGCGATAAAAACCACAGAGAGAAAGCTAGCCGAGGGCTCCTTGCTACACGGTGCGCAGCCGATGATGGCGTGGTGTGTCGGTAACGCTCGGGTCGAGCCCAAGGGCAACGCTATTGCAATCACGAAGCAGGCCGCAGGATCGACAAAGATCGATCCGCTGATGGCCGCATTCAACGCCGTCTCACTGATGGGGTTAAACCCACAAGGCGCGGCGGACTTCAACTCCATCATCTACTCGCCGATCAGTGCATGAGCTTTCTAACGTCTTTTTCGCGCTGGCTTGGGCGCAGCGCAGTGCTGGCCGATCGCACTGGCGATCAGCTTGTACTGCCTTCGTCCACCATCGTCGAGAACACGCAGACGCTCGGGCCTGACAGTGCGCTACAGCTCGCCACGCTGTACCGCTGCGTTGACCTACTAAGTAAGACCGTCGCCACGCTCCCGTTGTTTGTCTATGACCGCGATGCGGCCGGTCAGAAAATCCTCGCCAGAGGGACAACGCTTTGGCAGTTATTGCACGATGCCCCGAATGGCCGCATGACGCCCTCAGAATTTTGGGGCGCCATGATGCTGAACCTGATGTTGCGCGGGAATGCTTACGCGCGGGTGGCGCGCAATGGCCGTGGTGATCCGATAGCGCTTTGGCCGCTGTCGTCAGACCAGATCGTGCCTTATGTCGATCCTGAAACGGGCGACTTGTTCTACGAATACCAGCGCGAGACTGAGCGGCTGCTATTGCCGGGAGCAGAAGTCCTGCACATCAAGGACACCGGCAACGGCATGGTGGGGCTGTCGCGCATCGACTTCATGCGCGCGAGTGTGAACGAGGCGGCGCGCGCGCAGGCGCAGGCGACGCGCCTGTTTGCGAATGGCAACAAGCCCACCGGCCTTTTGATGGTGCCCGCCAAGTTGAGCGACGAACAGCGCGCGCGACTGCGTGCCAACTTTGGGGACATTGCGAGCGGCACTGAGTCGCGTTTGTTTGTCCTCGAAGCAGACATGAAGTATCAGGCGATCAGCCTTTCACCGCAGGACGTTGAACTGTTAGAGACGCGCCGTTTCACGGTGGAGGAAATTTGTCGCTGGTTCGGCGTGCCGCCTGTACTTGTCGGGCAAAGCAACGTAACCACCTGGGGAAGCGGCATCGAGCAAATCCTCGATGGCTTCTACAAGCTGACTGTTCGGCCCCTGCTGAGCATGATCGAACAAGCCATCTCGCGCCGCGTGCTGACTGCTTCTCAGCGTGCCAGCTACACCGTCGAATTCAGCTTTGACGCGCTCCTGCGCGCAAGCCTGAAAGACCGCATGGACATCTACGCGAAGGCCGTACAAAACGGCGTCATGACGCGCAACGAAGCGCGCCAGCTTGAAAACCTACCGCCCGTCGATGGCGGGCAGCTTGCAACTGCACAGATCAATCTAGCCCCGCTGCCGATGCTGGGCCAAGTTCAAGGAGCGGCCGATGCTGCACAAGACCCTATCGCTCAGTGACGCGGCCGTGAAGTTTTCGGACGATGGTGCCGCCACGTTTTCGGGCTACGCCTCCGTCTTTGGGGGCGTCGATTCTTACGGCGACACCATCATCCGTGGCGCGTATGACTACACGCTAAGGACGCACGGCAAGCCCAAGATGTTTGTCAATCACGACTCGATGGGCCTGCCCATTGGCAAGTGGGCGGTGGTCAAAGAAGACGATCACGGCTTACTTGTGCAGGGCGAATTCACGCCCGGCATGGCTCGCGCAGACGAGACGCGCGCCGCGCTGAAGCACGGCACGGTAGATGGCCTGTCGATTGGCTATCTGCTCAAGAAGGGCGATTACGAAGAAATGGAAGACGGCAAACGCATGATTAAGCGCGTCAGCCGCCTCTTTGAGGTGTCTGTAGTGACGTTTCCTGCCGACGAAGCTGCGCGGGTTGACCTCGGCAGCGTCAAAAGTGACGAGATTGAAGGTATCGAGACGGTGCGAGATTTTGAGTACTTCCTGCGGGATGCAGGCGGGCTCAGCAAAGGGCTGGCGCAAGCGCTCGTCGGCCGCGCGAGAGTGTTGTTTGGGACGGGGGAACCGGGCCTAAGCGGTACACAAGCGAAAGCTGCGCAAGAAGTACAGGCCATTTTGGATCGTATGCAATCCACGCTTCAAGTGCGCCTTATTCCGTAACTCATCCTGGAAGGAAAAGAAAATGGACCTCTCTGACATCATGAAGGGCGTCGGCGCCCTCGAAGCCAAGCTCAATGCCTACGCTGAGAAAGCCGAGCAAGAGATCAAGGCCGCCGGCTCTGTCTCCGTCGAAACCAAGGGCGCAATCGCTGCGCTCGGCACGCAACAGCGCGAGATTGCAGATCGCTTGCTCGCGCTGGAGCAAAAGCAAGGCGCGCCGCGCGAAGGTGACGCGCCGCAGACGATGGGTAGCCAGTTCATCGGCGCCGATCAGTACAAGGCCTTTGTCGGCGGCCAAGTGCGCACCGTGCGCATCGAGTTGAAAAACACCACGACCGGCAGTGACACGACTGTGGCTCCTGACCGTCGCGTTGGAGTGACTAGCGGTGCATTCCGCCGGTTTATGGTTGAGTCTGCAATGAACGCGCTGCCCACCACGAGCAACGCGGTCGAGTTCACGCGCGAAGCCACGTTTGTAAACAACGCGGCGGAGACGGCGGAAAGCAACGCGAAGCCGGAAACGGATATCACGTTTAACTTGCAAACCGCCCCGGTACGCACCATCGCTCACTGGACTCGCATCAGCCGTCAGCTTGCTGCGGATGCTCCCGCGGTCGCCGCCTACATCAACACCCGCATGCGTTATGGCGTTGATCTTCGCGTCGAGAATCAGCTCATCAACGGCAACGGCGCGGGCGCAAACCTGTCGGGCATTTTTAATACCGGCAACTTCACGCCGCACGGCTACACCGCCGCCAACATGACCGCCTGGGTCGGCAGCCCACAACGCTTTGACTTGATCCGCCGGGTCATCGGCGATCTTCAAGGCGCGGACTACCCGCCGAATGCAATCCTGCTGAACCCCACCGACTGGGCCGTCATTGAGGCCCTCAAGGACACGCAGGCTCGCTATCTGCTCGGCAATCCGGGTGGGGCAGCTGCGCCTGCAATCTGGGGCATCCCGGTGATCCCGACAAGCGCAGTCACTGCCGACACGTTCCTCGTCGGTGCGCTGGACATGGCCGCCACCATTTTCAATCGGGATGGTGTGGCCGTGGCGCTGTCGGAAGAAGACGCCAGCAACTTCACGACCAACCTCGTCACCATCCGCGCAGAGCGTCGCTTGGCACTCGGTATCGAGCGTCCTGCGGCATTGCGTGGCGGTGATCTGACCCCGGCCTAATCGGCTAACGCAGCGGAGCACATCAATGGAGCGCATCAAGTTCACCTCTACCTGCTACAGCACCCAGTTTGGGACGTTGACCGCGGGTGATCTGCTCACGTGCTCCGCTGCGCATGCCGCGCATTTTGTTGATGAATTGAAAATCGCAGATCGCGTAGCGCTGCCGGTCCCGGCGGACGTTGCGCCACCAGAAGCGCCGGTTCGCCGCCGCAAGCAATCCTGATTGAGGTTCAAATGGACCAGTTCTTCGCAAACGGCCGTCAGGGCCTCGGTACCGGCCTCATCGATCTCGACACGGCCGTCATCCGCGCTGCGCTGCTGCGCGGCTACACCTACAACAGCGCGCACGCGTTCGTCTCTGACGTGACCGGTGCCGGCGGCACGCTGGTCAGCACCGTCAACCTGGCCAGCGTCACGTTCTCGGACGGCGTTCTCGACGCGAACGACGCCACATTTACCGCCGTGGCTGCCGGCGCGGCTGTGCCAGCGATCCTGCTGTTTCAGGCCAGCGCCGTCACGGGCGGGGTCGATGTTGCGGCCACCGCCCAGCGCCTGGTCGCCATTCTCGACGGTCGATTCCGCTTCACCGTCGCAGCCGCGGCCGCAGGCGCAGCCGTTACTGTCACGGTCGAAGCGCTGCAGCTCGGCATCGCCAATGGTGCGGTCGCGACGCTGATCTCGGGAACCGGCCCCGCCACGATCACGCTGTCCGCCGCCGCATCGGCTGGCGCGCGGTCGCTGACCGTCTCTGCGCTGTCCTCCGGCGTCTCGGCCGACGCCGTGTACGAGGTCGCATACACCGGTAGCAACCTGCCCATCACGCCCAACGGCGGCGACATCGCGGCAGCGTGGAGCAACGGCGCCAACCGCATTTTGAGGATCTGAGGCGATGGCCGACAACGTCATCCTGCCAGGGACCGACGAGCCGGTCGCGACCGACGACATCGGCACGGCTCCGAACAACGCGCACTATCAGCGCGTCAAGCTGAGCGACGGCCTAGCCGACAGCACTGTGCACGCGCGTGTACTGGCGACCAATGCCGATGCCGGCACGGCTGGGCTTGTGGTGCGTAACACGCCACAGGACACGTGGAGCGTGTCTTTCACGCGCGCCAGCGCAGCGGGGCTTAATGCGCCCGGCATGACCCAGCGCCGTCTTGGCACAGGCATAACCGTCACTCAGTCGAACGGCAATCTGGTCGTCGGCGGCGGCACAACAGCTAACTCCGAATTCCTCGCGCGCTCTGATCGCTCATTCAATGGGGCGCTCATCCACCGGCATCAGTTGATTGCCTCGCAGCGCATTGCCAACACCAACTTCGCGGTGCTGCTGGCGGACATGTTCGCCGAGGGCGCGTCATGCACGATCAACAGCGCCACAAGCATCAGCGTCACCGTGACCGCGCACGGACTGACTGCCGACAACGTGGGCCAGTCAATGTTCGTGGGTGCGATCACTGGCGCAAACGGTGTTCCCGGGCGCTACGCGATTGCCTCAATCCCCAACGTTGACACGATTAACTTCACAGTGGCTGGCTGGCCCGCGTCGGGATCGTGTACGGTTGATCTTTTCGGTTGGAGTTATATCCGATGGCTCTACACGGGCACCACTGCGACGGCCGCGTCGGTTGACGCGCAGCGCTACGGGTACGCATCGGGCGACACCAGCGCGACGATCAATACGACCGCATCGCCCGGACACATGGCGCAGACGCAGATCGACGGTCGGAGCATCTATTTTGGTGATGCGCTAATCGCGTCAGCCACGGCGCCAGCGGTCACGAATCGCGCGCACAGATGGGCGAACATCCCNNGTGTACCTGGCCGGCGCGCGGCAGATGGGCGCCAGCACGCCGATCCCAGTCGCGCTGACCGTTGCGGGTCCGACTCAACCTGTGTCTGGCACGCTCACCGCCAACATCGGCACTGGTTCGATTGCGGCGGGGACAAACGCCATCGGCGATTTCGGCGTTCAGTACCGCGGCAGCTCGACGGGTGCGGCCACGCCAGTCAATCTCAACTGCCCGGCCACGCCGGCGGCGCAGGCGCTCAAGGGTTCGGCTGGCCGCTTTCTCAAGGTCTACGGCGTCAACGCAAACGCGGCCACTGACCGCTTCCTTAAGGTGTTCAACACTGCGGCCGGTTCCGTCGTCATGGGCACCACGTCGGCAGTGCTTGACATCATGCTGCCGCACAACAGGGCCGTGGTCGACATCTCCATGGGCGAGGGCGGCATTGGGTTCGGCACTGCGATGAGTGTGGCGATCACCGGCGCGCGCGGCCTCACTGACAACACCGGAGTCACGCTCAACGACGTGACCGGCTTTGTGACTTACGCATAGGAGCATCACCATGGCAACCAAACCAGTCACCATCGAAGTCTACGTGCGCGACGACGAGCACGGCACCACCGGCGGCACGCCGTTCGGCATCCTCAACGTCGAGAGCGCGCAAGGCTCGACCGACGACGAGGGCGTCACCGTGGTCATCGGCAAAACACTAGCACGCTGACATTCAATTTGGCGCCGTAACCTATGCTGCTGCTGCTCTTCAATCAGGCAGCGGCAGGCGTTTCCGTCAACCTCGGCGGCGTTGCCGAGCCCGCGCTTGCCGGCGGCGTGGCGGTCACGCCCGGCACCGCCTCGGTGGCGCTGGGTGGTGTTCGCGAGATCGAGCTGGCCGGCGGGCTGGTCGCATCGGTTGCGGGCGTCGCGCTCTCCGTCGGAGGCGTAGCTGAGGCTGACCGCATCGGCGGCCTCGCGGTCGCGCCGGGCGCGGTCATGCTCGAGGTGGGCGGCGCGCGTGAGGTTGAACGTGCGGGCGGACTTGGCATCCAGCCGGGCGCTGCCACCGTTGCGCCGGGCGGGTATGCGGAGTTGCCCGGCATCGGCGGCATTGCCGTCAACGCCGGCGCGGTCACCGTTGCGCTCGGCGGGCTGCGCGAGATCGAGCTGGCCGGCGGCCTGGGTGTTGAGCTGCTTCCGGATGGCGCGGTTCGCCTCGGCGGGGTGCGCGAGATTGAAGGCCCCGGCGGAGTCGCCGTGTTTGCCTACGTGATGCCGCCCGCGGGTGGAGGTGGTCAACCGCGCGCCGAGCTGAGCCGCCGGCCCGCGCAGGCCAACACCGCGCGCCCCGCGCAACGCAACACCCGCCGCTCTTGAGCGGCTGAACATCAAGGACACGCATGGGACTCATCCGCACCGGAAACCCGGCCGCAGAGCCCGTCACGCTGGCAGAGGCCAAGGCGCATCTGCGGGTTGACTCATCCGACGAAGACGCGCTGATCGCCGCCATGATCTCCGCCGCCCGCGAGGCCGCCGAGCACGAGACCGGCCGCACCTTCGTTAGCACGCCGTGGCGACTCACGCTAGATCAGTTTCCCACCAGCATCGCACTGCCCATGCCCCGCGTGACCGCGGTCACGCAGATCCATTACGTGGACGGCGATGGCATCACGCAGGCACTTAACCCGGCCGGCTACCAGCTCATCGCTGACAGCGAGTACGAGGCGTGGATCGAGCCGGCCTACGGCTACAGTTGGCCCTCCGTGCGTGCCCAGGCCGAAGCGGTGCGCGTGACCTACATTGCAGGCTGGTCCAACGCAGCCGCCGTGCCTGCGGCAATCAAGGCGCGGATGCTCCTGGCTATCGGAGACATGTACGCCAACAGAGAGGCCAGCGCAGACAAGCCGGCCATGTCGCACGGGTTTGTCTCTGGCTTGCTCGATCCCTATCGGGTGTGGGGCGTATGAGAGCAGGCAAGCTGGACCAGCGCGTCACCATTGAGCAGCCGGTAGAAGTGCGTGACGCAGACTACGGGACAATGGTCAAAACGTGGTCGCCTGTGGCAACCGTATGGGCAGCGGTAGAGCCGCTGTCAGGCCGCGAATCTAAACATTAAACTTCAGGGCTTTGATGTTCTGAAGCAACGGCTTTCCGCGCTCCCCGAAAGGCTACGCCGCAACATTATGCGCGGAGGCATGCGGGCGGCGGTTGCTGTCATTCGTGGCGTTGCGCGCAATCTTGCTCCGCTTGGCCGTACCGGAAATCTGCGCCGATCTATACGGGTGAGTACCCGAGCGTTTAGAAACGGCCGGATAGAGGGCACAGTCAAAGCAGGCGGCAAGCTCGCGTACTACGCCAACATCGTCGAGGGCGGCGCAAAGCCACACCAAATCAGCGTCACTCGGGCAGCCAAGGCGCTCAACCTGGGCGGCCGCGTGTTAGTCAAAAAGGTACAGCACCCAGGATTCCAAGGCCGTCGTTTTATGGAGCGCGCGGCCAATCAATCTGAGGCCGCCGCAAGTAATGCGTTTGCCCAATACGTCAACAACCGCGTTGACTTGTTTCTAACTGCGGGCCGAGAACGCTAATGCGCGCAGAACGTGCAATCAAAGCCTTACTCGATGCCGACGGCGCCGTTACCGCCATCGTGGGCAGCGGTGCAGCCGCGCGCATCTACGGCGGCGCCGCGCCGCAAGAGGCTGCGGCACCGCTCATTGTCTACACAAAGCAAAGTGCAGAGCGTGAACCAGTTCTAGATCAGGTAGCAACTCGTCGAGTAGATGGGCTTATTGACGTGCTCATCGTCGCGCGCACTTACACC